CGGAACTTCCATCTATACCAGAACTACCTGCACTACCGCTAGTTCCTGAACTACCCGAACTACCACTTGTTCCTGCACTACCCGAACTACCGCTTGTGCCCGAACTTCCAGATGAACCGGAACTTCCATCTATACCAGAACTACCTGCACTACCGCTAGTTCCTGAACTACCCGAACTACCACTTGTTCCTGCACTACCCGAACTACCGCTTGTGCCCGAACTTCCAGATGAACCGGAACTTCCGTCTATACCAGAACTACCTGCACTACCGCTTGTACCAGATGATCCTGAACTACCTGATGTACCAGATGAACCTGCACTGCCACTTGTTCCTGCACTACCAGATGAACCAGAAGTACCAGATGAACCTGCACTGCCTGATGTTCCAGATGGCGTGGATAAAGTTGTGACCACATAAGAATATGTAGCATCTTCAGTATAAAAAGTTACAAGCCTATTGAGAGGATCATTGTTATTTACATAAACCCTAATTATTAATCTGTCCGTTAAGTCCAAAATATTGGTAGGAACAACACCATTTGCTTTTGTTTCAACAGGTGTTGTGTTATTTCCATTCCAACCTATTTTAACACTATCTGATGTGAATAACAAAGTTTCTGTACCACCAGATTCTCTTTTTGTTATTGTGAAATAATATTCACAATCAGAAAGGTCTGTAGGTTTAGTCCAATAAACATAACTGTGCCAAATACCATTTGGTATAATCAAAACATTTGGATCTCCAACATCAGTAATGAACTCACCAAACAATACATCTTGTTGATTTGATGTCAAAGTAATTGCGACCGTTTGCTGACCAGCACCTGTCGTAAAACGACCTAATTCTTTATATGTTAAAGGACTTTGAGTTACCGAATAATTCAAAAAGTAATTTTGTCCGCCTGACACACCATCAATGCCGGATGAACCTGCACTACCTGATGAACCGGATGTACCAGCAGAACCAGATGTTCCTGCACTACCAGATGATCCTGATGTACCAGAACTTCCAGATGAACCGGAACTTCCATCTATACCTGAACTACCTCCACTACCACTTGTGCCAGATGAACCTGCACTACCGCTAGTTCCTGAACTACCTGCACTACCACTTGTGCCTGATGAACCTGCACTACCGCTAGTTCCTGCACTACCAGATGATCCTGATGTACCAGAACTACCAGATGAACCAGATGTTCCTGCACTACCCGAACTACCACTTGTACCAGAACTTCCAGATGAACCGGAACTTCCATTTATACCAGAACTACCAGAAGATCCTGATGTACCTGCACTGCCAGAACTACCACTAGTTCCTGCACTACCAGATGAACCCGATGTACCTGCACTACCAGATGAACCTGAGCTACCATTTATACCAGAACTACCAGATGAACCAGATGTACCCGCACTGCCAGAACTACCACTAGTTCCTGCACTACCAGATGAACCCGATGTACCTGCACTACCAGATGAACCAGAACTTCCCGATGTACCTGCACTACCAGAAGAACCAGAACTTCCATTTATTCCAGATGAACCAGAACTTCCTGATGTACCTGCACTACCAGAAGAGCCTGAACTTCCATTTTCACCAGAAGAACCAGAACTTCCATTAATCCCAGATGAACCAGAACTTCCCGATATACCTGCACTACCAGAAGAACCTGAACTTCCATTTATCCCAGATGAACCTGAACTTCCATTTATTCCTGATGAGCCTGAGCTTCCATTTGCACCAGAACTTCCTGATGAACCTGATGTACCTGCACTACCAGATGATCCTGAAGTTCCACTTGTTCCAGAAGTTCCACTAGCACCATCTACCCCAGATGTACCTGCTGAACCAGAGCTTCCGTTAACTCCAGAACTACCAGAAGATCCCGATGTACCTGCACTACCAGATGAACCCGATGTGCCTGCACTTCCTGCACTACCCGATGAACCAGAACTGCCGTTTGCACCAGAACTTCCTGAACTACCCGATGTGCCTGCACTTCCTGCACTACCAGATGAACCAGAACTTCCGTTTATACCAGAACTTCCTGAACTACCCGATGTGCCTGCACTTCCTGCACTACCCGATGAACCAGAGCTTCCGTTTACACCAGAACTTCCTGAACTACCCGATGTACCTGCACTACCAGATGAACCAGAACTTCCTGAACTACCCGATGTACCTGCACTACCAGATGAGCCAGAACTGCCGTTTGCACCAGAACTTCCTGAACTGCCCGATGTACCTGCACTACCCGATGTACCTGCACTACCACTTGTACCAGCAGAACCTGCACTACCTGATGTACCTGCACTACCAGATGAGCCAGAACTGCCGTTTGCACCAGAACTTCCTGAACTGCCCGATGTACCTGCACTACCAGATGAACCAGAACTTCCGTTTTCACCAGAACTTCCTGAACTACCCGATGTACCTGCACTACCAGAACTTCCTGATGTACCTGCACTACCCGAACTACCGCTAGTTCCTGAACTACCCGAACTACCACTTGTACCAGAACTACCTGCACTACCACTTGTTCCAGAAGAACCATTTGCGGGAACAATCCCCAATGCTTTCCAATAACTACCTTCCCATTCCCATGTTTTCGAATCATAGGTATAGGTTTGACCTATAGTTGGATTTATTGGAAAATTTATTGGCATTTTTTAATCAAAGTAATTTATGTTTATTGAAGTTCTGAATTTGCTATTATTTGAAAGTGGAGTAACACAAAACCAAACAGTATCTTGGTTTCCACTTATTCCAACTCCGGGTTTTATTGAATTATCTTTATAATCAAATTTATCTGTTCCTAAACTTCCTGCTTTACCTATATAGTTAGAAATAATATGACCAGCTGAAGTAACCGTAATAGTTCCATTACCAACAGCATATTGTATTGATGAATTATTTACATCAGTATATGAAGGTTGAGAACTTAAAGTTGGATTAAACTGTATACTTGCCAAATAATTATCGTTTGTTGTTTGTAAAACAGCCACATAATCAATTATAGCGTTTGAAAATGTAGAACCAGTTTTTAATCTATATCCTATTATAGGATATGTAACTCCTGAAGTAGAACATGTTATCTCAGTAGCATTACTTAATCCAACTGTTTTATTTAGTGAGTTTAATGATCCTTCGATACTTACTTGAGAACATATCTGATTGAATTGTCCAGCACCACCAGAAGATCTTATTTCATATCTTATAGGCTGATTTGGAGAAACCATATATACATTATCCAAATGACCAGTACCAGAATGCTCAGCAAAGAAATAAGTTATACCACTTAAATTTAATCCGAATCTAACTCGTCCTACTCCAAGCCATTGAAAATCCACTAAACAAAGATTTGTTTTACTCCAATCTAATGCTGTAATGTCAAATTCATTATTATTCCAAGAATCAGTTCCACCACTAAAAATTTGAGTACCTTTCTTCCATATTTGAAATGATATTGAATTATCAACTCCATTTGATTCTAAAAAGAATCCATCTAGAGTTGATGAATATGGTATATCAAAAGAAGATGAAAAATATCCGACCCTTTTTATAACGTCAGATTCAATATTAAAATCAGAAAAACTAGCTTCAAACAATTGACCCTTTCCGGGTTGATATATTCCTCTATATTTCGATTGTCTAATTACAAGATCTCCAGAACCAAAAACATTCATATTAATTTCTGAGTTATTGGAATTAAAAGCAGAGGTAGAAGAACCACTAATAATTTCATCTACCAATAGTGGTTGTTTATCAGATAAATATTTTAATTCTAAATAACTAGTAATTTCAGAAACTCGAAGTCTACCGAATGCATCTATTGTTGCATTATCTGCGAATGAAACTGTTGAATTGCTATTGAATATGTAACTCATTTATTTTTTATATTATATACCAGTTATTTGATCTTGATATTACTTGTAAAGCCATTTTTGATATTGCCATATCCACATAATTATTTCCATCTATATTTTCTCCTGTTGCTCCAGATATTCTTATTCTTTTTCCTAATTGATTACAATTTCCTAATTCATCTTTTATAGTTAATTTTTTACCATCTAAACCAGTGCAAGACGGTAAGTATAAATTTACTGCCCCATCATAAATAATTCCATAATAAAAATAATCGAATGATAAATTAAAAGAGTTTACATTTATTTCATAAGTTCCGTAATTTTCATACTGTGGTGTCGCAGCAAAAATCTCAACCCATTGGGAAGAATTACCATCATCTATGTAAACAAACTCTAAACCGTTAACTGTATTGAACCATCTATCTCCATCGTATAGTGGAGAATTTGTAGTTCCAGATGGTGCAATGGTTTGGATATAATAGTTATTTATTCCGGATGTTGAAATAATTACAGTATCAGAGGTTCCTGTTATTGAAACTTTTGTTCCAGCAGATAAGGTTTTAAATTCTAATAAATCATTATTTTTCTGAGCAAAAATTCCAGTTGATCCTGATCCTATATTTGTTCCACTGTAAGGGAATATATTTTGTAAAGGAGTTGATCCTGAATAAAAAGTAAATCCAGTTATTGAACTTCCAGAAATTGAAGGTACGTTTAATTGACCTGTCAAAGTCCCACCACTTATTGGTAAGAAATTACCCAACACTCCAATCGAGGATGCGTCTCGGTATTCAATTACATTTGTTGTGTTATTATAAACAAGTACATAATTAGATGAATTATTGTTATTGGGTGTATTGGTTAAATAAAAAGTATTAGCTGATAAATTAGACAAAAAGTTAGTATCTCCAGATACTGTACCTCCGCTAAATTGTGAACCACCAACAACAGGTATTATGTAATAACCGGACATCTATTCTATTTATAAATTATTAATATCTTGATCTATGAATATTTCAATTCCCCCTAAGCTAGGTATGGATATTTTTTTTCCATCGTCAAAAAACAATTCAAATTCTCCTTGAAATTTACCACTCATACTTGTATCCCCTTCCAACCAAGTATATTGAACTGTTCCAGCTGATGCATTAATTACTTGAGCCGTATTAGAAGCTATTACAACAGAACCACACTCATCTATCATTGAAAATGTGCAACCTGTTACATTAGACAAATCAAAAGGTATAATGGCATTTATACAACTTCTTGTTTTAATGTTTATTTGCAAATCTGGCAATGTATCATTTCTTTTTATTATAAATGGTTTTTGGTTCATCTTAATTTATTTTAATTTCATAATCTAAAGGAACAGAATTGCTTATTTCATAATTTATATTTACATATTTAGAAAATTCTATATCCAATTCAGAAATTATATAATTTTTAACAGGATCAAATAAGAATTTAGTTCTCAATTGTTTTACAATTCCATTATTCAAATATTCTACATACCAAATTATTTGATAAACTGTAGGAAACGTGTAAAGAGAACCGTTTAATTCAATATAATAATTACCCAAACTTTCTTGAGTAGTTGTTAAACTTTCAACTACTTGACTTGTACTAAAATTATACGTTGCTGCGGTTAATGAAAATGGGTCAATTAATGTATAATTATCATTTACTCCGTCTATATAATCTATTCTGTAAAATTCCTTATAAATTCTTAATTTTGACATTAATATCTCATTTCAAATAAATAGAATAAAAAAAGGTTTGATGACTATGAGTTATAAAAAAAGCGACACTTTTTCAGTGTCGCTCACAATAAAAAACCGAAAATATTTTATTTTGTTATTATGCTGATAATAAACATCTATCTGGTTGGATTGTGATGCTCACTTTTGCAAGTTCTGCTGCACCATAATCGTAATCATCAAAAGATGCTTTAACTATTTGACATCCAACAAGAGTCCATTTTTCGACTTCTACACCTACTGGATCAAGAGCTTTCAATACAAGGTTTTTCTTGTAACCTACTGCGTAACCCATTTTACCAGTTGTAGATTCAGCATGTAAACGAACCCACTCCATTACTTTCTGAGTCGTAGAAGGTCCGATAACATCGATAAACGTAACATCCATTTCATCCCAAGCGTATTTCGCAGCAATGTATGTTTTAGTATTCATGTAAGGAATATCTACTTTATCTATTGATATCGAAGGCTTCTTGGAAGTCTGTACTAGATAAGATTCAATACCTAATTCCGTAGGAAATTCAAGAACGAATCTGTTTTTCATTTTAGGTTCCTGATCAATTGGAACCGGTCTAAACATTAGTGTTGGCATGATATTTAAGTTTTTATTTATTAATAAATAAAGTAAAAAAAAAAAATTTGAGTTTTTTTTATTTTTTTATGTATATTTACATTAACACAATATTATATATCATATATAAAAACAATGGGAAGACCTAAAATTCAACGAGTTAAAGTTTGTGAAACATGCAAAAAGGAATTCGATGCTGGTAACAAGAAAAACAAAAAAAATTGCAGTGAAAAATGCACTGAATTATATAGAAAAAACCATAAAGACGAAAGGATGAAAAAAATTTTTGATACCATAGAAAAAAAATATGGTAAAAAAAGTTTTTTTGAAACTGATAATTATTATGATAATTTAAAACAAATCAAGAAGGAAAAATACGGAGATGAGAAATATAATAATTATGAAAAAATAAAGAGCTCTTTGAAAGAGAAGTATGATGTAGAACACCCATCTAAAATAAAGGATTATAAAGAAAAATCTGATCAAACAAAATTATTAAAATATAATGATCCAAATTTTAATAATAGAGAGAAAGCAAAAAAAACAACTTTAGATAAATATAAAGTTGATCATCACCTCAAAACTAAAGAGTCCTTAGACAAACTCAAACAAACAAATAGAGATAAATACGGAGTTGATTATACTTTACAAACTGATAAATGCAAAGATAATTTAAAAAAAACAAACCAAAATAAATTTAATTCAGATTATTATTTTAGCTCTGATCTTTATTTGGGCATCCAAAAGCTAAACAAAACAAATAAAATAAAGGAAATTTTAGCTAAAAATGATTTGAAGTTCGATATTAATCAATACAATAAATTAAGAATAAAGACAGATGAAGGCAAATTACACTATTTGAAATATCAACTTACTTGTAAATTATGTGACAATATATTCGAATGGTCTTTTGATTCTATACCAATTTGTAGAAGATGTTATCCATTAACTAGCATTTCAAAACAACAAGGTGAATTCAAAGATTTTTTAGATTCACTAAATCTAGAATATGTTGAGAATACAAAAAAAATTATTGCTCCTCTGGAGTTAGATTTCTACTTACAAGATCACAAAATAGCATTTGAATTGAATGGGAATTATTTTCACTCTGAAATGGGTGGAAACAAACTTCCCAATTATCATTTAAAAAAATCTCAATTATGTAATAATGAAAATATTAAATTGATACATATTTTTGAAGATGAATGGATGTTTAAAAAGGATATAGTGAAAAGTAGAATTAAGAATTATTTGAATTTAACGCCTAATAAAATTTATGCAAGAAATTGTGAAATAAAAGAAATCACATTTATGGAAAAGAAATTATTTTTAGAAGAAAATCATATACAGGGAAATGATGTGAACTTCAAAAGTTATGGTTTATTTTTAAAAAATGAAATTGTTTCAGTAATGACTTTTTGTAAACCTAGACTAGCCCTTGGAAACAAATTAAAAAATAATCAGGACAAAGAAAATTCAGTAGAATTATCTCGTTTTTGCTCTAAAATTGACTATAATATTATTGGGGGTTTTGAAAAACTTTTAAATCATTTTTTAAAAAACAATCCTGAAACTAAAGAGATTTTCACTTATGCAGATTGTCGTTGGAGTGGTTTAAATCCGGAAAATACTGTTTACCATAAATGCAATTTCGAATATATCAATACAACTAAACCTAATTATTTTTACTTCGAAAAAAGTAACTATTTTATAAGATATCACCGTTTCAAATATAATAAACAAAAATTAATAAAATTATTCAATGAAAATTCTGAATTGACTGAATGGCAAATAGCAAAAAAAAATAGAATGGATAGAATTTGGGATTGCGGAAGTATGAAATTTGTACTTCACATATCATAGAAAAGGATTGTTTTCTTTCTTTAAATAGATAATATTTTTCTCTATTTCAGAGCAAATTTCCTCGAATTTTAATATTGAATCTATTTCTAAATTAAACCATTCTCCTAACAAGGCATATTCAAACGAATCAACTTTTTTTGTTCTGAATGACCTATGTAATACTCTTTCAATTTTAGTAGAAAATTCTGAACTATATGTTTTAATTAATTGTATTTGATAAGGACAACCAGTTTGTAATTGACTTAATCTTTTAGTAGCATTTCTGCTTATTCCAATCTTACTTATATTCAATTCAGGAATGAAAAATAAATAAATAATTTTATTTTTATTTGACACATAATAAAAATAATTTATATAAAAAAATAGTGAATACTTTCATACATAAAATAAAAAAAGGGACCTTTTCAGATCCCTTTTCTTTATAAAACTTTTATTTATTAAAAGTCTTCAAAATTAGCACCAGTAGGAAGAACTTGGAAAGTTAAGTCAATGAATTCGAGAGCTGGAGTAGGCTTGATTTGAATCTTACCAGTTAAGGTATTTCTATCACTATCTACAGAAGCATTATTAAAATCGTCAACTACTACTCTGAATCCTGCAAGACCTCTTTGGTTTTGAATTTGTAATAACAAAGGTTCAACTTTAGCTAAGAACTGGTCACGTACAGTCTGATCGTTAGGTTCGAATAACAAGGTCTGAGAAGCTGCAGCAATCAATCTGCGAACTTGCAACAAGAGTCTTCTTACGTTAATTCTATCAAGAGCAGATTGCTTAACCTGAAGAGTTTTTTGACCTTGAATTGTAACACCTTCTTGAATTGTTGTGTTTATAGGGTTGATATTTACATCATAAAGATTATCTCTATCATCTCTAGTTAATTTAACATCAGCTTTCACACAATCAACTTTACCTCTTGTTAAACCAGCAGGTGCAAACCATGGATAAGCAATGTTATCAGTTAATGCTATGCTTTTAACAACTTGAGATGTTGGAGAAGTAAATACAAATTGTTGATATGTAGCGTCGAAAATTTGAATCCAAGGCCAGTATGTTGCTGCATAATTTGAATCTAATCCTACTCCTTGTAAATCGGTTGCTATTGCAGCACTATCTTGAGAACCATCAGATGCATAACGAGGAGCATCTATAATATAAACTGCATCAGCTCTATTTTCAACCATTGTCAATGAATGTTCTACTGATTTATAATGATCAAACCAATTTAAATCAGGAGTGGCAAATAAATTAACATCTACTGTTTCAGGGATTGCCATTAAATCTACAGCATCTTTGAATGCTTGAACGTTGTCTAAATCATTAGCGTCATCAGTAAATGTAACTGTTCTAAATTGATTCCATCCGTCGAAACCACCAGCCGGAGCTACAGTGAATTTAGCCTGAGATTTTGTATAATCTGAAATAGAGCCTTTTGTACCAGTTACAAACAAATCTGTTGTTGCACCACTTTCCATGTGGAAGCCTTTTATTGTTGTAACACCAGTTGTGATAGCACCTTGATACTTAAATAAATCTGCTTCTATTGATTTTATTGAAGCCTTTTGACCTACTAAATTAGCAGTAAACAAAGTATAAGCTAATTCAGAAATTCCTAAATATGTTTTAGAAACAGTATCAGTAGCAGCATATGATGTTTTGTATAATAATTGAGTAGAAGTTAAACCTGAATCTGCGAATGTTCTCAAATTGTAACCTTTAAAACCTGCCGGAACTGTGTTTCTTGGGAAATTATCAGCCAAAGTCACAGTTACGAATTGGGAAACTCTTGGATATGTTTCATCTGTTGTACCTATTGCTTTACCTATGAAATTCGGCTGAGTGTCATCCATTGTAAGACCCCTATATAATTCCAATCTTCCATTAGTTAAAGTATTAGCATCTGTATCCTCGAATTTACGAATAACAACATCAAATACTTTATTTGTGTTGTCTATATTAGCTATAGAAATTTTTATTTCTCTAGATGAGGCATCTCCATCAGAAACTGTTTCAAAATAAAACATATCTCTTACTGATGAACCTATAACTTTTGAAACAATCATCGGTGTTGTAGAATTCTTATATGAATCTGCAAAATTTGTAAAATTAACCGTATTGGAATACGATAAACCTTCAAGTAGATTTAAAGTTCCTGCCGAAAATGCTTGTCTTATAAAATGAGGTGTCACAACATCAACAAATAAACCATAATCGCCTGCTACATTTTTTGGATTAGTACCTAAAGAATTTACTATATAACTTTTTTGTGTTTCATCTAAAGAAACATTAAGAGTTGAATTAGTTAAAGCAGTCAATGGTGTATTAGATCCACCGGATAAACTAAATACACCTAGAGGAGATCCTAAACCAGACACAGTCAAATCTGTTTCTGCCGAATAATATGGAGTACCATTTCCATCTTTTTTACTTCTAATAACACATAAAGTTGCTCCAGAATAGTCATTCGATATACTTACGTTACTGTTCAATGAGAAAGTATCTGGAATTATCAAATCAGTCCCATTACCACCAGTAGATATAATACCAAGCGAAGATGCTACAACATTGAATGCTGCAGAATAAACAGCTGTTGTTACAGAACCACTGAAGTGAATATTTACAGTGTTACCACCAGCGGTATTACCAGAAATATCACCACTAACACCACCAATATAATCCTCTAATGTATTAATTGTAAAGTTTATAACTGATGTGGTATTTGCATTAAAAGTTATTCCAGATCTAGATGTTGTACCAGAATATAAAGCTCCAGTAGGTGCAGAGATGATCCATGCAGG